TTTGACCATGCGTATGAATGGTACACCTCCGGTCCTCGTCAGCGTCTCCAGCCGGGAGGAGCCATCGTCATCATTTGTACTCGTTGGTCGAAAAGGGACTTGGTCGGGCAGGTCCTGAAGGCTTCTGCACAGAGAGGTGGAGATGAATGGGAGGTCATAGAGTTCCCCGCCATCATGCCATCCGGCAAGCCGCTCTGGCCGGAGTTCTGGCCGGTCGAAGAACTGGAAGCGATCCGAGAGGAAATCCCTACCCACAAATGGCAAGCCCAGTATCAGCAGAATCCCACCTCCGAAGAGGGGGCATTGATTAAACGGGAATGGTGGAAGGTGTGGGAAAAGGATGATCCCCCGCAGTGTCAGTTTTTGATCCAGTCATGGGACACCGCTTTCTTGAAAAAGGAACGCAGCGACTACTCCGCCTGTACCACTTGGGGGGTCTTTTTCCACCCCGATGGGTCCGGAGCCATGCAACCGAACATCATCCTGATGGATGCCATGAAAGAGAAGATGGAGTTCCCGACCTTAAAGAAACGCGCATGGGAGCTGTACCAATACTGGAAACCGGAGTCTTTGATTGTGGAAGCCAAAGCGGCAGGGACTCCCCTCATCTTCGAACTTCGTGCGATGGGAATCCCCGTCGCTGAATACACCCCTTCTCGGGGGAACGATAAGGTCGCCCGTGTGAATGCGGTGGCGGATCTCTTTTCCAGCGGGAAGGTGTGGAGACCCAATACTCGGTTTGCCGAGGAAGTGATGGAAGAATTTGCGTCTTTTCCCGCCGGAGAGCATGATGATTATGTAGACTCCGGAACACAGGCGCTGCTGCGTTACCGTAGAGGTGGCTTTGTGTCCTTGCCCAGTGATTATGCCGATGAACCCATTTACCGTCGAAGAGCTGCCTACTATTGAGGATTGAAACGATGAAAGGTCGTACAGAGAAATCGGAGAAAGCGGAAGCCCCCAAAAAGCGCAAGCAACCCAAAGACAAATTGTCGAAAGGGAAACCGGTGATGGTGGGCGGTGCGATGCGTTCCAAAAAGATGTACGGGGGCGATAAAACCCTCGGTACCCATGGAACCGCACGAGGGATGGGTGCAGCCACCAAGGGTGGCAAGTTTACCGACCTGTAGGAGTCGATCATGGCGGTAGATCGCAGCTTGATGCCCTTTCTCACCGAAGGGCAACCGATGGAAGTTCCCATGGAAGAATCCATGGAAACGGTGGTGGAGCTGCCCGATGGCGGGGTCGAAATTGATTTCGGTGTGGAACCCTCCCCTTCCGCCAATCATGATGACAATTTGGCCGAATTCATCGATGACACCGTCCTTGGGAACCTTTCTTCTGAATTGGTGAACCTCTTTGAGGCCGATAAAGATTCCCGTAAAGAATGGGAAGTCACCTACATCAAGGGACTGGATCTCCTCGGACTCAAGATCGAAGATCGCACCCAACCATGGGAAGGAGCCTGCGGGGTCTTTCATCCCATGCTCTCCGAAGCGATTGTTCGATTCCAAGCGCAAACCATTCAAGAGATTTTTCCCGCCAGAGGTCCCGTCCAAACCAAAATCCTGGGTCAAGCCACCACCGAACGGATGCAACAAGCCGAACGGGTCCAAGAGTATTTAAACTACCTTCTCACCGACCGGATGACCGAATACCGCTCGGAAACCGAGAAGCTGTTGTTTTCGTTGGCTCTCTGTGGGGCCGCATTCCGAAAGGTGTATTACGACCCCTCCCTCGGCAGACCCGCATCGATCTTTGTGCCTGCCGAAGATTTTGTGGTGTCCTATGGGGCGAGTGACTTGGTGACCTGTGAGCGGGCCACCCATGTCATGAAGAAAACCTACAACGAGATCCGAAAGCTTCAGGTGTCTGGGTTTTATGCGGACATCGAATTGCCGCCCCCCGCGCCGGACATGAGCGAAATCCAGAAGTCCTACGACAAATTAAATGGCGAATCCAACATGGATGTGGATTCCCGTTACACCCTTCTTGAGATGGTGGTGGATTACGATCTCCCCGGTTTCGAAGACACCGATGAGTCGGGGGAACCCACCGGCATTGCACTCCCCTATGTGATCACCCTCAATAAGTCTTCCCGCCAGATCCTCTCTATCCGAAGGAACTGGTACGAGGAGGACCCCCTCAAGAAACGCCGCCAGCATTTTGTCCAATACACCTACATCCCCGGACTCGGGTTCTATGGATTCGGGTTGGTCCATCTCGTCGGCGGACTGGCTAAATCCTCCACCTCCATTCTTCGCCAATTGGTGGACGCGGGAACCCTTTCCAATCTTCCGGGCGGACTCAAAACACGGGGACTTCGCATCAAAGGGGACGACACCCCCATCATGCCGGGTGAATTCCGAGATGTGGACATTCCTTCGGGAACCCTCCGGGAAAACATCACGTTCCTCCCCTACAAGGAACCCTCGGGAACCCTGTATCAGTTGCTGAATAACATCGTCGATGAAGGCAGACGGTTCGCCTCCCAAGCGGACATGAAGGTCGCCGACATGAATGCCGAGGCCCCCGTGGGAACCACTCTCGCCATCATTGAGCGATCTATGAAGGTGATGTCAGCAGTTCAAGCCCGTTTACATGCCTCCATGAAGAAAGAACTGAAGCTTCTTTCTCAGTTGGTGTATGACCATGGCCCCGATGAATACCCCTATGACATTCCGGGCAAAGAGCTGAAAAAGGAAGATTTCGATGACCGCATCGACATCATCCCGATTTCCGATCCGAATGCGGGAACCATGGCCCAGCGGATCATGAAGTATCAGGCCGCATTGCAGTTGGCTTCCCAAGCCCCTCAGCTCTATGACATGCCGATGCTGCACCGACAAATGATCGAAGCACTCGGTATCGCAGACGCTCAAGAGATTCTCCCACCGGAAGAGGACATCCCGCCCACCGATCCGGTGACCGAGAACATGCACATGATCACCGGAAAAGCGGTGAAAGCCTTTATCTATCAAGACCATCAAGCCCACATCGCGGTTCACATGTCGTTCGGACAAGACCCAAGATTGCAGGGCATGATGCAGCAATCCCCCGAAGCCGCCCAAATGCTTCAAGGAGCCATGCAATCGCATGTGGCCGAACACTTGGCGTTTGCGTACCGACAGCAAATCGAAAAGCAGTTGGGCATGAAGTTGCCCCCGCCGGACGAACCCCTGCCGGACGACATCGAATACCGGATCTCCCAGTTGGTGGCCCCCGCTGCCGAGCAAGTGTTGGGTCGCGCACAAGCCGAAGCTCAAATGCAGAAGCAACAGCAAGAAGCCCAAGATCCGGTCCTTCAGATGGAAATGCAGAAACTGCAGCTTCGCGCACAAGAGATCCAGCAGAAAGCCCAAGCCGACATGGCGAAAGTCCAAGCGGACATGCAAAAGGCTCAGATGCGGATGCAGACCGAAGAGTCCCGCCTCAAAGCGCAAGAACGTATCGAAGGGGCCAGACTCGGCGTTCAGATCGCGGCCACCAATGCCGACAACGAACTCAAGACCAAAGAGATCGCCTCCAAAGACAAAGTCGAAGGGGCGAAATTGGGGGTCGAAATTGCACGGGAACTGCTGGCCGTTCAAGAGCGCGAACAGGAATTAAGGGATGCGGAACGCAATCGATAATTGGCCCGATCATCTACGCAAGGTGATCCGCGATCAAATGAACGAGTTGGCTGATCACATCGCAGGCGGTGGGTGTGCAGACTTCCATGAATACAAGCGGTGTTGTGGGGTCATCGAAGGGCTAGCCCGTGCCGAACGGGAACTGCTTGACCTGACAAGACAAATTGATGATGATTAAACAGGTGATCAAGTACACTGTGTAAACGGTGCTTTCGCCCCGAGAGGGGTGCAATCTCCCCGCAAGGGGTGCAAGGTGATTTAAACATGTCAGAAAACGACTCCAAGGTCGCAAGCCAGTTACCCAAACCCACTGGGTACAAAGTCCTCATTGCGTTACCTAACCCCGAAGAGAAAACAGAAGGTGGAATACTCAAAGCTTCTCAAACACTGGAGGCTGAAGAGATTGGGAGCATCGTTGGTTTCGTCATCGCGATGGGACCGGATGCTTACAAGTCCGCTGATCGTTTCCCTTCTGGCCCTTACTGCAAAGAAGGGGACTGGATCATGATGCGTTCTTACTCGGGAACCCGGTTTAAGGTTCATGGGAAAGAGTTTCGCTTGATCAACGATGATTCAGTCGAAGCCATCGTGGAAGACCCACGAGGAGTGGTGAAAGCATGAGCGCACAAATGTCTCAAGAAGACAAATTCTTCGGGATCTCCTCCCC